CCCCATCCAGATAATCCACCAAAGCATAGCCAACGGGTGGCAGGGTCTCTTCGCTCTCAAACAAACACACAATGCAAAACAAAATCAACGCTCTGGCCCGGCAGACGGAAGCCTCATTGCAGAACATCTCCGCCGCCTCGCGAATGAGTCCGGCCAAAGCATGGGCTGAAGGAACAAATGTGCTGGCCGCCTTCCGGATGAACCCAGCCCACACCGAGGCCACCCTCATCCTGCTCCTCAAAGAGACGCTCAACTACCTCGACTATTCCAAAAGCATCACAGCCGACAGGGACGTCTTGGATGCGGTACACCACCTGCGCGATACCTTCCCGGCCATGAAGCTCGAAGAGTGGGCTATCATCATGCACCGACTCAAAACCGGAGAATACCGCCCGGGATACGAGCGTTTGAAACTTCCCGAGTTAGTCGATATATTTCAGCAGTACGAAGGCGAACGCGCAGCCGTCAGGGAGGGCAACTGGAACGAGCTTAAGAAGCACGCACCCGAACGCCTCAACGACGACCAGCTCGACAGCCTATACGAAAACTACAAGAAGCGCCGTGAAGCGGAAACCAAAGAGCTCCAAAAGGGGGCAGACATCAAACGAGTCCCGGTCAAAAACGGGCGGTGGGAACACATCCCGTACCCGAACTCCCAACCGGAGCGCGATGGTGAAGAAGGTGGACACGGTGTTCAGTCAGTACATACGCCTCCGGGCGAGTGATCACCGAGGCATGGGAGAGTGTTACACCTGCGGGTCTATGCGGCATTGGTCGGAAGTAGACGCTGGGCACTTTATGAGCCGGGCGTGTATGTCCACCCGCTGGGACGAGCAGAACGTCCAGTTCCAGTGCAAGAGGTGCAACGGCTTCCGGTCGGGTGAGCAGTTCCTCTTCTCCCAACACCTCGACAGCCAGTACGGGGAAGGCACCGCCGACGCCTTGTACATCAAATCGAAACAGACGTACAAGCACACACCCCAAGAGCTCGAGAGTATGTACCGCCACTACAAGCGCCTCGTCGATGAGATTAGAAGCACGAAGGGACTTTGACGCGTGGTTCTCTGGGCACTACGACGAGCTCGTCCAGCTCGCCCGTAAGCTGCACCGCGACCCTCACGACCTCGTGCATCACACATACCTCGAATGCGTCCTTCGGATAAGACGCAACGACGAAGTGGTAAGGAACCTTCCGGGGTACTTCCACCGCTCTATGTTCCACGCCTCGGTGGGAGCCTTCCGCCGCCTGTACAGGATAGAAGACGCCACCCCGCAAAACCTCGTCAGCGACTACGACCTGTCCGACGCCATCAAAAAGGAGGAAGCCCTCATCCTCACAAATCACCTCGCATGGTTTGACAGAACGGTTCTTTCTCTATACCTTGACGGATGGAGTATGGCCGAACTCTCGCGGGAGTCAGGTATAAACGTCTCCGTCTTGTACGAAAGCATCTCACAAAGCAAAAAACAACTCCGCCGTGTTATTCGTCAACGCACATCTAAGAGCTGAAAGGCTGGGCACCTGCCAAGCTTGCGAGCACTACGTCGCCGCTACCAAGTCGTGCGGGCCTCTCGTAACGGAAGCCTTCACCGACTCCCCTCTCTGCGGGTGCTTTATGCCCGCCAAAACCAAACTGAAAACCGCCTCTTGTCCCTTGGGCAAGTGGGAAGCCACCGTCACCAGCGACGACGTAGCACAGATCAAGGAGTTTCTCGAACGAGACAACAGATACCGCACTGCGGGAGAGCTCACCATGCTCGCCAACAAATACCTTGGAGCAGGCAAGAAGGCGTCGTCGTGTTCTTCCTGCAACCGCAAACTCTTAAATGAACTTCAAACCCTTGTAAAAAATGCCGATACCTAAACCGACACCCGAGGAGAGCCTCGCGGAATTTATGAGCCGCTGTATGGGCGACGCTCAGATGGAGAAAGAATACCCCAACGACCGCCAACGTGTGGCAGTATGCGCAAGACAATGGAAGGAAAAGTAACCCAAAGCTACTGGCTCATGGTGGGGGCGATTGATATGCCCCGCACCTACGGACGCGAAGCAGCCATCAGAAAGTGCCACCGTGCCGCGTACCGCTGGGGCTACGACTGGGAGGAAGTTGTAGCACGCAACCGCGCCCGCGACATGGTAGAGTGCCGTCAAATTATAGCGAAGTATCTTCGTGACCAAGGCTGGATGCTTAACGCCGTCGGTAAGTTTCTGGGCGGACGCGATCACTCCACCGCCCTCTACTCCGTAAAGCAAGCCGAGCACCTCCTCGACTACGACAAACCCTTCCGGGCCAAATACTACGAATTCATGAACGCATGACCCTACGCAAAGTCAAGAGGCTACTAAACGAAAGCGACGACTTCCTCGTCTTCACCATGAAGAAAGGAAGCGACGACACGGCCTCCTTTGGGGTCTACTACCAGAGCCTTGAATCTTGGGAGATACTCCTAAACCTCGCCGTATCCGATTACCACATACGAGAAACACTCCGCAATGTCCTTAACACAGCCGACGCGTATCGCGACCAGCAAACTGAAGACGAGTCCGAATAACCCTCGGCTTATCAGGTTCGACAAGATGGAGAAACTCAAAGCCTCCATCACCGAAGACCCGGAGCTCATGGAAGCCCGCCCCCTCATCGTGAACCAAAAGATGGAGGTAATCGCAGGCAACCAACGCTGGAGAGCGTGCGTCCAACTTGGATGGGAGGAGGTACCCTGCGTGGTAGTCGATTGGGACGAGAAGAAACAAAAGCGGGTCATGATCAAGGACAACATCTCCGCCGGGGAATGGGACTGGGATATACTCGCCAACGAGTCAGAACCCGAAGAGCTCCAAGAGTGGGGCCTCGATATCCCCTTTGAATCAGAACCCACCGAACAATCAAAAGAACCCAAGCAATGCAAGCACTGCGAGAAGATGATTCCGTGACAAAGGAGGACAAGTTAGAGCCAAAAAAGGCTGCGATGGTTGAAGCCCTTACCAAAGCCTTGGGAGTAGTCAAGATGGCGTGCGAGTCCTGCGGCATCTCACGGAACACACACTACCGTTGGCTCAAAGAAGACCCGGCATACAAGGCAGCGTGCGACAACCTGCCCGAGGTCGTGTTGGACTTTGCAGAACACCACCTCCACAAGCTCATCTCCCAAGGCAACCCAGCCGCGACTATCTTCCTTCTGAAGACCAAAGGCAAGGGGAGAGGGTACGTCGAAAGACAAGAGATTGAGGTGGCCGAGAAGAAGCCCCTCTCGTGGTTCGTGTCTGACGACTCTACTGTATCGTGAACGAGCAGACCCAAAAGAAGAAGGGCTACAAGCAAAGACGCAAGTTTAAGGCCCTGCTCAACAATCGCGGGATTGAGTGGAGCGAACCATCTCCCGGTCACTTTCGGATAGGGGACATTGTGTACTTCTACCGTGCCAAGAAGTACCAAAAGAAAGGCAAATGGTACGCCTTCACTTCACATGAGGAATTTTTGCAGAGCTTGTGAGGCAGCCCGCCACATACTACCACGTCAAGAACTGCCCCGCCAAAGTACAAGTACACCAAGGCGGAACGCGGAGCGGCAAGACATACTCTATCCTGACGGCTCTCATCGAACTCTGCCACCGCAACGAAAACTCCGGAGCGGTTATCACCATCGCCCGAAAGACCTTTCCCGCCATACGCGCCTCGGTGATGCGGGACTTCTTCGAGATACTCGAACGGGAGGACATCTACAACGTAGAGCTCCACAACAAGAGCGAAGCCACGTACATCCTCTTCGGGAATCTCGTGGAGTTTATCTCCGTCGACCAACCCCAAAAGGTAAGGGGACGCAAGCGCGACATCCTCTTCGTAAATGAGGCCAACGAGCTCACCCTCGAAGACTGGCGGCAACTCATGCTTCGAACCACCGGGAAAGCAATAATCGACTACAACCCCTCGGACGAGTTCCACTGGATATACGACCACGTACTCACCCGCGACGACCACGAGTTCTTTCAGACCACGTACAAGGACAACCCCTTCCTTCCCAAAAGCACCGTCGCAGAAATTGAGCGTCTCCAAGAAGCCGACCC